TTATTCCTGGTGCAAATCTTAGTTTTTGTAACATAATTTACTCCGCATTGTTTGGAACTCCGTTTGAATTTACAAATGGTGATTCTGCAAATGTAATATACAAATATTCAGTCCCACTATTATTAACTATTGAATCATTTACTCTCCACTTAAAACCATTAGATAACAAATCTATTCTAAAGTTGCCATCGTCTTCAACAGCTGTGCTGTCTGCTTCTAAATTAAAGTTGTGATTGTTAAATCCATTTCTTCTGTTATCCCATAAATACCAACCTTGATTTGTACCAGATAATCTTTTTACAAGAACCCATGCAGGTTTAAAACCAGTGTATATAAAAGGTCCTTCAAGGTCTCCTGCAGTGCCTGAAGCTCCATTACCAACATACTTACCAAATTTTGAAAACCCTTGTACCTCTTTAAAAACATAACAAATATGAGCTTTGCCATCAGTCGTTGAGTTTGTTCTTCCATCTGCACCAATCGTAATAACAGTTGAAGTTGGTGCTGTGTTATTCAATGAACCAGCATCAGTCTGGATATTATTAGTATTGTTTAAATTTAAGTGTTGGTTTGTTGCTAATACACCTCTAGTCCATACTAACCAATTTTGACTTTCAGTTAAATTTTTAAAAATTAAAAGATCAGGTGCTACTCCAAGTCCATGAGCAAATGTTTGGACAATTGATCCAGTTCTAAGTGAATTATATGTAATAATCGCAAATCCAGCAGTGGTGTCTATACTACCAGAACTATCTATACTTCCAACGCTGGTTGCACTTGCATCATTACTAAATGATGTTCCAGCTTTCCAATTCCATGCTACTTGTTTATTACTACCAGAATCATAATTACTTAAATTTGAAGATCCAGCAGTAATCACAAATCCATCACTATTAGCTGAACTTATAAAACCTGCCGCATGATTTGTTAATTGTGCACCATCTGTATCAGATGAATTAAATGTATTAAGACCTACAACACTATTGGCAAGAACATGATTAAAATCACTACTATCTCGGTTCTTTACCCAGACCCAATCAGGTTGGAATCCCACTCCAGATATTGTTCTTGGTGATGAACCATTATTTGATGTGTATAGAACTGTGTTAAAATATAAACCTGGATCATCAATAGTTGTATAAGCCATCTATCCTCCATACTCCGCTAAGTTTTTAGTGCATATCGCAAAATATCCTGATGGTACAGCATATTCAAAGTTTCCAAAACCTTCACTATCTGAATTACCTGATGAAATAGAAAAAGTAGGATTGCCAAAATTTGTAGTCATTGTAAATGGAGATCCCCCTTTTTGACCTACAATCCATGGCAAATAAATTTGTGATGATGGAAAACCATCAGATGAACTTGTACCAGAAAAAGCTGCATTAGTTGTTGTACCATTTTCCACTTCAGTTTGAGTTGCTGAATTTTGCCATGTTCCATTTTTTGAAAACCATATTGCATTATTATCTAAATCCACCGCAACTCCAATTATATCATTGTTTGAAAAAGTATCTCCATAAGAACTTCCACCTGATGAAGCATTATAAACTTTATTTCCACCATTTGTGTAGTACATAGATGGTGTTCCTGATGAACCACTTGTTGATTCTAAATCACTATTTGCAGATTTTATTCCTAAATAATGTGTGTTTCCTGAACTTATTATTTTATGTTCCCAATACCATTTTCCTGAAGAAAAACCAATAGTTCCTCCAGCATTAAGTTGAGTGCCATCTACAGCAAAAGATAAATCTAAATTACCCTCTGAATATGTTGGTCTATCATCTATTAAAGCATTATGTGTACAAAAATTATTTGTGCAGGTATCTGTAGTCTGATCTATTGCGGCTAAGTTAGTTAAACTAAAATCATTACCATTTCCTGAAGTATCATCACCTAAAGCTGAACTATCTTTAAATTCAAGATAAGACCCATTAGTGCCAAAAGTAACATCATTTTTAAAATCTATTGGTTTCCAATGAGTAGGACTATCAGAGTCAAATTCTCCAAAATCAGTTGCTGCAAGTTGAGCACCATCAATATATGCAACTTCACATAAATAACCAGGAAAGAATGTTCCTGATCTTCCACCAAAATTTATTATGTTGCCACTATTATTAATATTTATATCAGTATTTAATGATGGATAACTTGTTGATTCAAAATCTGTTTCTTCTACTCCATTAACATAAAGTCTAACTCTATTAGCTTCAGTAGATTGACTAGTATCTACTGCAAAAACTATATGATAAAATGCACTTTCATCTCTAAATTTTCTTTTAGTTCTTAACCTAAAAACATAAGCACCACTTATGTAGGCATCAAGACGCATTTTTCTATCAGAGTTTATCTCCATGGTGACAAAATTATTACCAAAACTTTCATCAGGATCAACGCCAAAAGGCATAGCATCACTAGTGCCATAGGCACTAAGTTTCATCCAAAAAGATGTAGTAAATATTTTAGTGCTTCCAGAAGAGCTTATTGTTCTTGTTATTTTAGCGCTACTAGCTGCATCAAATCTTAATGAATTAGCTACGTTATAACCTGTGTCTCTAACTGAATTTGCTCCAAGAATTGTAGGCATTAAACTACCTCTGTTGGAAACTCTCCAAGGGGTCTTGTAATTGAACCATCTTCATTTTTAACATAAGTCATTAATGTTTCTAATGCAGCAACATTAGAACAATTATCTATTAATGTTTCCATTTCATTTACTTTAGTTCTAACATTTGTTCTGTAGGTGGACACATTACTTGGAACTGAATAAGATGAAACTTCTGTTGCTTTAACAACATACCAGTCTGTTTTAGATAATAAACCATAAGCTTCTTTGTTAAATTTTTCTTTAATAATTGTTTTTAATCCTTTGTCTTTAACTTCTCCCTCTGTGCCTAAACCATCTGTTTCGTCTTGTGCTGTAAATAAAGTATCAGCTATTTGTCTTGCAGTGGCTGTTCCATAAGAACCTGTAACTTTATTATTTGCAAAAGAATAAGTTATGTCTGTATTATTATAATATTCTTCATTTTTTTTATTTGTGCTATCTATTTCAACTGTGTAAATACCAATCGCATTTCTGTCGCTTTCACTCCAAAGTGTAAATATTGATTTTGGATATTGAGTATCCCCAATGACAATACCTTTATTACCTGCAAAATATTTTGTTATTGATCCTGATTCGACTAATGCAAACATATTATGATAAAGTTAGGTTTAGATTTCTTCCGACCTCTAAAAATTTTGAGCCGTTGTATCTAAAGACAAACAAATCTCCTTTACTAGCTGTTGTGGTTAATGTTGGTGCTGTATCCGCTGTAAATTCATATGCAGCGTTAAATGATAGTGTTCTTGATCCTGTGCCATCTTGTATAACAAGCAGTGAAACAAATTGACCAGCGACAGCGTTTGATCCTGCGCCTAAAGTCCTGTTTGCACCAAGAGTTACTTTTGCAACAGGAGATGCCGCAACATCCCAAGAAATGGTTGATGCATCTGTTAGTGTAGCTTCTTGGTTAAAAGCTGCAGCACCAAATATAGAGGTACCTCCAGCTGACATATCCATCGTTAACGCTGTTACAGCAGAACCACCATCATCACCTTTAAATATAATATCTTTGTCTTGAACACTTGCAGTTATGACTGCATCACTAGAACTGTTACTGATATCAAGAATAGATGTTCCACCAGATTTAAATGTTACATTGTTACCTGCTGCATCTAATACTATGTCCGCAGCAGCATCAACAGTAAGATTATTAGCACTAATGGTCATATCAGTGCCATCACCTTCAATTTTTTCTGAGTCTCCACCAAAAACAATTCCAACATTGTTTGGAATATGTACGTCTGATGTTGCTGTTAAATTAATTTTAGCTCCAGAGGCAATCGTTAAATCTGTTCCATCACCAGAAATTTTTTCTCCAGAATCTGCAAATCTTAATTCTTTTCCTGACGCCATAAGAAAAGCAGAGACGTCTCCATCAAATCTTGCGACCTCAGTTGATGAACCACCATCATTAACTTTAAATATGATATCTTTGTCTGATGTTGCAGACTCAATAATAAAATCAGTTGAACTATTTGTAAACGTAGCAATCGATGTGCCACCATCTTTAAAAATTATATCTGCACCATCTGCATCAAGAATAATATCTGTTGTAGCATCTAACGTAATCGTAGATCCTGAATCTATCTCTGCGATAACAGGTGTCGTTAAAGTTTTATTTGTTAAAGTTTGAGTAGCAACAAGAGATACTAAAGTTGAGTTAGCACCATCAGGCAATAACATTTCGTTCGTAACCGCCGCTGAGTGTGGTTGTGCTTTTAATATTTGACCATGTGAATTACTTTCACAATTAAATTGTATAGCACCTGAGTTTGAATTACCTCTAACCGTTACGTGTCCTGTTCCTTTTGCTTCAATTTCTAAATCAATATTAGAGTCACCACCTGTTGCAGATAGTTTTGGTGCATTACCTGTTGCTGCGTTTGTTACATCAAACTGGTTGACTGCTGAGCTCGTTGTTTGAAATATTATTTGTTCGTTACCGTTTTCATCACCAATAAAATGTGCATCATCAATTAAAATATTATTTGAATTAGTATCTAAGTTGCCACCTAATTGTGGAGAAGTATCCTCCACTACATTTGAGATTGCACCAGAAGATGCAAGGCCTGCAACTATAGCTGATCTTTCAATTTTTTTAAGACCTCCACCTGAAGTATCAACGGCTAAAAATACATCATCATTAGCTACCGTAGATATTTCTGATAATGAAGTAACAGCAACTGAATTAAAGTTTGTACCATCTGCAATTAATAAATTACCTGAAGTATTTGTTCCCATGACGATATCATCGCCTGTAACTGTAAGATCTCCACCAACTACCACGTCCCCATTAAAAGTAGTTTTTCCAGCTAACGCCATGTCAATATCTAGTGCTGTTATTGCTGATGAGCCATCTGTTCCTTTAATTTTAAAATTTTTATCGGCAACACTAACTGTAAGTTCTACATCTGAAGAATTATTTGCAATATCTAAAATAGAAGTACCGCCATCTTTAAAAGTTACGTTTGCACCGTCAGCATCTAAAACAATATCAGCAGGTGAGTCTATTGTAATATCTCCACTTGATGTTGCGATTGTAACTGCAGCATCTCCTGTTGAAATATCGTCAGCTGCAACACCTAGTGCAAAACCTGTATCGACAATATTTGTTCCATCTGCAAAAACTAATTTTGAAGTTTTCTCTGTTGCAGCAAAGGTAACTCCAGTTCCTGAAGCTGTTTTAAATTGAACTGTGTGTGATCCTGATGTTGCGTTTTTTACAATGTAAACTTTTTCTAATGAGTCTGGAACCGTTACAATTTGATTACCTGTTATCGTTCCTGTTAATTCAATAACTGCTTGTCTTGCATCACTGCCCACTGTAGCGTTTGTAATACTTAGTGCAGTTGTTTGTGCACCACCTGCAATAGATTTTGCAACGTAACCTGATGTAATTTCTTGAAACATCTGTAGGTTAACATTCGTTTTATCACCCCAAAGACCGGATGCTTCTCCTGTTGCTATAAGTTCTATTCCTAGTGTTGAAAATGATGATGCCATATTTTAATCCTAAGGTGTTGGAGAGTTGACTGGTATTCTGATTGTACCATCAGTGTAGTCATCTCTTCTACGTTGTCCTATTTGTTCGCCTCCAAATTTTTGTATCTCAGTTTGATATCTTCGTTCATAGTATTGTATCATATCTGGTGGACCTTTCAAGAATCCAAAAGCTTCTACCAAACATGCATACAATAAACCATTTGGAAAATTTAAACTGATGTAACTTGTTTCGTTACTGCTTGCTTCTAATTTATCTGGGATTTTTGTAAAATGTATCTGAACCACATATGCTTGATCAGGCACAGGCACTACTCTAATCTTACCTGAGTTCGTTGCGCCATCTCCAGTTCCACCTTGACCCATCGCATAATATTTAGGTTGGCCTGTTGATGTATTCGCTGCAATGTATTCTTCTAAAAAGGTAACATCTTTTTTAATTAAATATTTATTAGCACCGGTTGATCCAGAGGTTGCATCAAATACTTGCACTGCTCTAACAACGTGTGCACCTGCAGGTGAATTTACAAAGTCTTGATCAGCAGTAAAATTTGTAATTTGAATATCTCTGTAAGCATCGATTGGAACATCTCTATAAATTCTATACTCAGCATCCAATACAAAACCTTCAATGATCGTATCAGTCAAAACCGTATCACTCACTTCTGT